GCCCGACCTGGGCGATTGCCCTCCCTACTTGTATAGGAAGGCCAACCACCCCAGTGCGCCGGCAACGGCGCGCTGCCCCCATACAGTCCCAAGAGATGCCTCCGACCCGAGGATGCCGTAACGAGGTGGTGGTGCGTGGCGGCGTAAGGCTTCTTGCCTCACGTCGTCACGCTTCCTAACCCTGTCGAACCATGGTCCGACAGCGCTAGGGAACCACTCCCTCGCTACTGCATCCATGAGGCCTGGGAGCTCCTGCTCAGATGGTGGCTGGTATGGGTTTCCCTGTTGGTCTACGACCACCTGGGCAACCCACACACTATCGAGCAAGGCCCTGCGGCGGCGGACCAGGACGTCCAAGGTCTTCCGGACGGGTTCTACCCGTCCCCAAGCCCTGGACTCACTCCCGACCCGCTTCCGCATCGCCCTGCCGATAGTACCTGGTCGAACCTTCCAAGGTTTGACCGGGTCAGCGCCCATCATGAACAAGTAGCTCTTCTGACGGAAGTGGGCAAGTTTCCGTTCGAACTCGTCGGGGTGTATCCGTAGGTCATCTAGGTGAGGAGGTTTCTCCCTACCTAGGTACCGCGGGTACATCCCCTCGCTAACGACGTCTTGGACGTCGTTGGCAGCGAGTTCGTGGTGCTTGCCCGGTCGCGAAGCTGCCCAGACGCGCTCATAGAGGTTGTAATCAGCCTCTGTGGACTCGTCTGTAAGCATCTTCGCGATCGCCTTCCGCCAGAGAGGACCTGCCACCCTATCTACGCGTGGGTTCTGAGCGTGGGGATAAATCAATCCCCCGCCCCCGAACTCACGCGGTAGGTAGGGGGGAATCCCGTTCTGGTGGAGGAACCGTGACAACCCTGGGGTAGCGTACCTAGAAGCCCAGGCAAGCCCGCGCCACTTTTGTGGGGCGAGCTCGCGTAGGCACCTCAGTGCGGAGCCGGCGGTAGCCCAAGACGGTAAACCCGTCTCGCGCGACCCGTCCGGTCTTCGAACCGAGGACCCTAGGTGCACTATCCCTCGGATTGGCACGGCTGTGGAGGTTGAAACCACTACCCGTAAGGGTAGTGGCTCAACCTCCTCCTCCAGCCAGAAGCCAGCTTTGCTGGCTGGGTTCTCCCGATTGGAGTCTCCTACGTAGAAGCTGACCGGCTTCTCGCAGAAGATCCCAATCCGTGGC